TCTATATCAAAATGATCTTTTACTTTTTGTATGCAGTTAAGCAATACTTCATTTTTATTATATCCTTTCTTAGCATAGACTGCAAATTTTATTGAGATGTTAATCATATATGCATCTTTTAAGTTTATTGCGTCTGTAAGAATTCTGTAAGGAGCTAGATAAGTTCTTATATTTCTTTTTGTTGCTTCATTAACGTTTACTAATTTCTTATCGTTATCATATCCTAAAACATAAAAATTTAGCGCCATTGGATTCCGCACCCTGTCACCCTCACCTAATAATTCTGCAATAGAAACTTCACCGCCTAGCTTTTCTAAAGTCTCCATATTGATGATGCCATCTTGAATAATACCCTCACCTGTTTGTAGCTGGTCATCTTGATTTATGTATATCTTTTGAACATTTCCGTATTTTGCAGGCAAGTTATAAACTCTTGTAATGTAGTCTTCCTTTGATACAGAACGATTTTGTGCTTGAAAATATGCTTTTGTATTTTCTTTTATTTCTGTCAAAGATTCTTCTCCACGTCCGCCAGTTGCAGGTATAGGATTTGTTACAGCAATAGAGTCTTTTGTCTCTGATAATAAAGCTGCATCTAGTCCAGAAGATGCGATTGACAAGTCTAACCCTCTTTTAGATGTAATAGTACCTGCAGGTACGTTTGCTTCTATACCTCCACCATAAGAATATTTTACAGTAAGTGTAGTATTTGCAGGTGCTTGGCCGTAAACAGCAGTATTTAAAAAGTTTGCAGGATCTAATGCACTATTGCTATTTAGAAAATTTGTATTTGTAAAATTATTGCCGACTGTAGAAGGATTAGGTATTATCTCTTCATCAGGTTGAGAAGATGTACCAGAACCAAAACATAATTCTAATTTTCCGTCAGTATTAACTTTTGTTTTAAATCTTTTTTGTGTTCTTAAAACTTTTAGCAAGTAAGGTGTAGTCTCATTATAAGCAGCAAGATTAGGATCAAACTCTGCTGTATTTGCAACATCATCAAAAACAAGATCTTGAGCAAGTGACTCTACTTCGTAGTATTTTTCATTATTTGAGTCAGTAACACTAATTACTTCTAACACACCTTTTTGTCCTAGTGTTATTTTATCATAAGCAACTGCATTTGTAAATGTAAATTTTTCTGTTGTTATTGTACCACTAACAGCTTTGCAAGATTTTTTAAGTAAAAACTTTGTTGGCTGACCGCTATTATTAACTTCATAAATTTCAGATGTAGTCGGATCCATAGAGCTAGAATGTTTAAAGTCTACGTCATCTAGTGTTCTAAAAGTTTTTGCATAATCTGATGCTTCTACTACACTACCTGCTTTTAGTGTGTATGCAAAATTATAATTTGGTGCAACATTATCTCCTGTACCTGTTGCAGGAACTGTCTGATAAACATCTAAGTTTGCAGTAGAAGGTGTAGATATTGTCGGTTTATAGCCATAAGACTGCGCAATATCAAATACTGTTTTTCTCTCTTCAGCATACGCAAGTAATGATTCACGAAACTGCTCATCTATATAAAAAGACAAAACATCTCCAACATAAGATGCCATTTCAATAAACATCATACCAGGAGAAGCTTCATTAAAATCAGCATAACTTTGAGGAAAGTATGTCTTTGCATACTCGATTAAGTCTGACTTAAAATTATTAAAGTTCTTATTAAGATAATTTACTTGTTTTGGCATTAATTTAGTGCTAGCCATTCTTATCCTCCTCTTGCTAGTGTTAATGAAATAGATTCTGTTGTATTAGGGTCTGTCCTAACAGCAAACCCAATAGATATGCCAACAAAATTATTATCATCTTGAGCATCTATAATAAGTGTTTTTATGATCACATGTGGCAACCAAAGTGCCACAGTTGATTTTATACTTTCTTCTAATTTCTTATCTAAACCAGGCTCAAAGTTTTCAAACAACAAATTAAATATATTGCTTCCAAATTCTGGTTGTGCAACTCTTTCTCCTTTAACAGTAAGAAGTAGATTTTTTAAATTTGTTTTTGTTTGCTCTAGTAATGTAGATGTTGTTTTAAAAAACCCACCTTGTCCAGATCTTATAGGAAGCTGAATGCCAATCTTAGCATCAGGATCATTATCTCTCGATCTTGCTGAAGCGTTTCTGTAGTCTTCAAGTGCCATTACTTTATTTTACCTTTGCCTGCGTTCTTTTTTAGTTCTTTAGCCACATTATCTGATACTGGCTGAAAGGAGCCACCAAGCTGAGATGCTCTTCTCCTTGTAGTTAAATATCGCACACCTGCATTTGTGGTCACAATACCAAGCTCTAGACCAGTCTTCATATTCTCGATAATTTGAGTTTGCTGTGTAGTGGGTAAAGCTATTCCTAATAGATCTACTATTTCGTCTGCTAAGAATTTTAAACTATCTTTTTCTAGTAGTGGTGTTGCAGTTAAAGCATTTTTGTTTCCTGGAACAGGAATTTGTATTCCTCCTGGTAGTGTTCTAAATCCACCGCCAGAACCTGTTTCAACTTCTGCTTGTATAACATAGTCATGTATTGCACTTGCTAACTTTGCTGCTTCTTCAACATTTTCTTTCATCTCCTGTATCTTAGGTTTTGTTTTAAGAAATGTATTTTTTGCAGTTTTATCGTTTTCTATTTTTGCAATATTTCTTATTAGTCGATTTTTATCTAGAGCCATGTTTCTTTTCTATTGCTTTTACAACTTTTGCTGAATGTCCACTCATTGCTTTTTTCATAAAGTCTGGCATATTAGGATCAGCTGGTTGCATGTTCATACCGCCTGCAAGTTCACTCACTCTTTCAGAAGTATATGCTCCTCCTCCCATAGTTGGATATGCCTCTTGACCACCTTGTATCCCACCCTCTGTCTCATTTAATATTTGATTTAGAACAGGGTCTTTTACATTTATTTTCGGTTTATCTTCGACAACTGGTACTGTCTCAACATTGTTCGTAGGTGTTGAAGGATTAACTATTTCTTGCACGACAATTTTTATTTGTTTTGCAACTTCTTTCTGTACAGCTTCTTCGATTATTTTCTTTAGTGCTGATATTGTGCTTTGTTTCATTGTTATTACCTTTATCTGTAGCTTGTTGTTTTAATCATATCATCTAATTCTGTCATACATTCTGACAGGTCTAAAATTTGTGAGTCTAATATTGAATCGATTTCTTCTTCACTAAGTATCCCGTTTTCAGAAACACCTGCTCCTCCATCTTCACCCATTACCCAGTTACCTGTTGTAGGAATAGTTGCGGGTGCTTGAAGAGTTTCTCCTCCGTCGCCTAATGCAATACCGTCAATTAGTGTATCACCTGCATTAAGATCCATATTTGGTGGAAAGTACAAGTTATCATCATCGTCATCTTCTTCTAAATCATCGATAAGTCCTTCTAAATCAGCGTTAGAATCAGGAAGACCTGGAGACCCGTCTATAGAGCTTGCATCACCCAAGTCACCTAATGCTCTATCAACATATACACCACCTAATTTTTCACATTGCTCTTTTGATAATCCTGCCTCTGCACCTCTGTTCATCGCACATTGAGCAACTATCTTTTGAAGAAGTGCAATTAATTGTGGCAGTATTTTCTCAGTTGCAGTCATGTTCTTGACTGCTGCATCTATCATGATTGGTATACCTTCTATCATTTGAATCATAAATAATATTGCTTGCACCACCCTTAGAGGTTTTATTAATTTTAAAATAAGCTTGACAACTTTTTTTATTTTTTTAATTGTCTTATTTATTTTCTTTAATATCTTATTAATCTTTCTTATAGACTTTAAAACTTTATTCATAAGTTTTACGAGCTTGTTAACATCAGGTATTAAGTCACAAGCTTTATCTGGTTCCATCTCCATAAGTGTAATAAGATTCTGTGTCTTTGCAAGAAACTTACCTTGCATTGATGTAAGGGCATTAATTTTCTTTTGTATTTTTATCCACCATCCGCCATCAAGTCCAGGAATATTGACATCAAAATCTAATTTTGCAGAGAGGTCATCTAGTCTATCACCTTTTTTAGGCTTGCCTGCAAGTTCTTGTAAACTACAGTATGCATCATCTGATTCAGCTCCGCCTGGTGTTACAATTGCACCACCTTCTCCAACTTTATAGCCTTCTTTGTCAACTGTTACAGGTGCATCTAGTTCTACACCGTCAGGAGAAATTATTTTACCATTAACAACAATATCTCCTATTTGTAATTGTGCACCTGCTGCAAATATTCTTGCATCACCACCATATCCAGAGTGGATAACCTCAATACCATTAGGCCCTGCAACAAAACCTGGCTCTGTTATATATTCTCCAGCTCCTAGAGTATCACCTGTATTAAATAATGACGTTGTTGACAGCTCTATGTCAAAGACTTCAGCTGCCGCTTGATTTTGCAATAGTTCTTCTTCACTTATACCAGTAGTATCTGGAGTTCCTCCTTGAAATACTGCTTCGCCGTCAACAATCTGATCGCCTAATAATAAGGTTGATCCAGGAACTAGATTCCTTTTTAGTGATGTAATATTATTGCAGTCTAGTGCCATTATAGTCCTGTCTTAGGTCTTTTAGATACTTTAACATTTTTACTAAGAAGTAAATTTTCCAATTGCTGTTTCTGTCCTGCAGTTCCTGTATATCCTGCTAGACCTCCTCCTGCACCCATAACTGCAGGTAATGGTACTGGTCCACCTATGTTGCCAACTCCTGTAGCTGAAGTAAGCTGGTTTGCAAAGCTTGTTAATTGCTGAAAAAGCTGATGCATCAGTGTTACTAAATTTTCACCTAAAACTGCAGACTGTAAATTACCATCTTCAACATCACCTATTAAAACATTTTTTCCTACGACATTTGTATTGTTTTTTGAAAACACATTTGCTGTATTGCCTGCGAATAAATTAATTTGTCCTGCATCTCCTGTTGCCCTTGTGTTAAATGTTATTCTGTCAGAATTTCCTATTATTTGCGAACCTTGTAATTCTGCAGGTGTAAAATTTTCTCCTACACTTGGCTCTATACTTAACTTTACAGTTTCATTTCTAGCCATCCAAAGAGAGGCAGGATCTGAATTTATATTTTCTTTTCGTGGAATTAATGCGTTTCTAGAATTTTCTTCTGGTGAAGATATTGTCATTTTTATTACAGCGTTGTCAGAACTAGGAATTGTGTCTGTGTCTGAAATTACATCTGTACCAATTCTTATTGATTGGTCATTTCTACCATTTACTGCCCAATCACCGGGAAAATTCTTAACTGGCCTAGTTACAATTTTTCTATCAAAATTTTTAGTATACTCTTTTATATTTTTTCCTGTTGGCCTTCCATCGTTTGATGTTGCCATCATCCCAAGCTCAATATTATTATTAACACTGTTCTTTATATTTAAGGGCTGGAAATAATATGTCTGGTTTCCGTAATTTATAATTGCTACAAGCTCACCAGGAACAGGATAGCATTTTACTTGTGAGTCTAGAGGAAATACAAATCCGCTTTCGTCTTTAGGCAAAATAGGAAATGGAACACTACCTGTATTAACTTTTATGCAGCCAACATGAAGTGGTGTAACATCTTCACCGTCAATATCATTCTCATCCATTACAACATCAACGACTTCTGCCACCACTGATTGGACAGTTACTATTTTATTATTATGAACAATTGCATCAACGATTTCTCTTACACGGCGCTCGTCAGGAAGATCATTTGTTGGATCTATGCTGATTTGTGAGTTGTGTAGTTTATCGATGAGGACTGTTTCGTGAGAATCACTCATAATTATCCTCTATTTTATATTAAGCGCGATATCGTCTACTTCTTTCTGTATACCAGCAGTAGCTTCTTCTAGCTTGCTAATAATATCTTCTTTTTCTTTATCAGATAAGCCGAAATCACTTTCTACAGACTTTGTTTCTGTTTGCATAACTCTTTGTACTACAGCTGCCAGCTTAACTAATAGCTCATCATTTCTGACGTTTGCTTCCATAAAGTCACTTATCATTGGAAATAAAGCCTGTGCACTTTGAGGATCTTTGATGAATGTCATCATTTCCTGTATAAGTGACTCAATCTGTATCTTATTTCGCTTTGAGTTATCGTCTATCTTCTTAAATAGGTCTGATACTGTTGTGCCTTTAAATATTTCATAGTCAGCTGACATTAGAACGTCCTTTGACTATAAATATACTACAACTTACTAAATAGTACGTTTTGTAACAATGTGTGCGATATCACCTTCTTTATCCCATTTAGTATGAAGATTTTTATAGTGACCTCTCATCACATTTAAAACTCTTGTGATATGCTGCGTGTTGTGACCTGATATTTCTCTTAGTAAGATATAGAGTGCTTTTTTATTGAATATCTCTATTGAATCTACACGTGACATTAACTCTATTATAGAGTACGCAATTTTTATATCACGTTCTTTCTTAAACACTTTGTCAATATTTTCTTCCCAGTAATTGATAACAGAATTAAAAAACTCTTTTTCTTCTTGTGACCTTACAGTGTTGTCATCATAAGATGTGTTCTTTACATCTTTGTGTTTTAAGTCTAAAACATCATTGTGAGTTTTCATCTTTTTATAATTGTTATTGTTGTGACAAATAAGCCAGTTTTTAACAACAACACTAAAATAGCTAAATGCTTTACCTTTTCCTTGCTTGTATTTATCTAGCCGTGTTATCATAAAAGAAATCACTTCATGTTTAACACTTTCGATAGGAATATCAAAATAATAAAACTTAAATGTGTGAATAATATTCTCAACAAGTTTTTCAAACGGCTTTCTTAAATGCTCATTATAAATAGCATTCTTTTCTCTATGAGAGTCTGTAGTATTATAAGCAACAATTGCTGCTTCAGTTTCTTCTGTAAAATACATTCTTGTTTTTGATTTTTTACGTGGCATATCTTAATTGTCCTCTGTTATTTTTTCTAAGTGATTTATTGTGTCTTTCATTTGTTCAAATATTGCACCGATCTCATCGTCAGATTCGAAGTGTCCTGTTGAATCTATTCTTCTAAATTCAGCCAAAGTATTTTGAACCATTTGATATGTTGCATCTGTCCACAACTCTAGTTTATCACATTTCCTATACAAGTTAACAACAATATAGAGTGATACAATAGTTGTAAAGATAAATGTACATAAAGCTATTTCTAACATCATGCGAATAGATCCTTTAATTTGTCAGTGTCTAAATTCTTTACTAGCTCTTCTTCTTTAGTTTCACCTTTCATATACTTTGGAAAGTCTACACGAGATTCACCTGACAACATGAATTCTTCTTTTTCTTGCCTTGCTGCTGATGTATCAGCCATAGATATTATATGAGGCAAATTTGTTTTCATTGCTTTCCATTCTGCTCCTTCAAAGAAGTAAGAATTATTTTGCTCATTATACAAACCATCTGCTAGCCTTAGCCCTATATATTCAGACTCTGTCATTGATATTTGGAATTGGTTTAAAATCCATATTGCCCTATCAGTAACTGTCATATAATGTATTGCTGGATTATGATTATAATATTCTTGCAATTTCTTTGCACGCCACTCATCAGTATTTGTGACATAATAATCCTCTTCCATATTACCTACTTTGCCAAGATCATGAAACATTGCAGCAAAAGTAACCGATTCTTCTGTAATGTCATCTAAGTACATTCCCTGATCTTTAAATAGTTCATAGTATTTATGTGCCCATTGCACTATATTCAGGATGTGTGCAACATAACCACCTGGAAAAGCATTGTGATACCATGCTCTACCAGATGCAGGTGCTAATGTCATCCTCTCTTCAAAATGATCATGAAGTGCGTTAATCTTTTCTAAACGCTCACCTTCAAATGTATCATTAATTAATTTACGTAACTCAGACCAATTTGATTCGATCTGTTCTGCACTTAATCTCATGCACTCTCCTTTGTCCAATTTAATTTAAAAATATCTACATTTGTAAATTTATACGGCTTAACATGTTCAGATTCTAATATATCTACAACGTTAACCCATTTAGCATTCATTGTGTCTCTTACTTGATAGACACCGTCTTTGCCGTCTGTCCCTTTTAATAAAACAAAATCACCATAGTCAAAAGGACCACCCCATCTTTTGAGTAGGTTACGAGAAAGAGCAACAAACTTGTACCTTGATGCGTGATGTATTCTTATTTTAGTACCATCAGCTGTGATGTTTGGTGTGTCATCACACTGTATCGTGTTTGGTTGATACATTGTTACGTCAACTTTGATACCGTGCTGATAGAACTCAGACAGCCTTTCAGACAATTCTTGATTTTGATTTGCAAGAAACTCATAATGTTCATGATATGTATCTTTATTTGCTTTCATAAACCGAGTTGCAATATAACCGTTCATTGTGGTTATGAATGCTATTCCGATTAGATACTTACTTAGGTTTTGCATGGCGTACTCTCCTATTTTATTATGCTTAAATCTAATACTTTTTCCGGTTAATGTAAAGGACTTTTTTCACTTTTTTGCAACTTTTTTGAGGCATAGTCTGCCAACACATCAGGATAAAATGCGTGTATTATTAGCGCAATACCACACGACACTGCTCTCCACCAGTGGACAAAATATGTTGTCTCGTTTTCTTTTAAATGCTTAAACAATATTTAAATCTTTTTTTAACTCGATTTTCTCTTGTTGTCTGCTCTTTCTCTTTTTTGTTTTGTGTATCTTAGTAGTCGGTATAGGAAAATCAGACATTTTCGGTTTGTAGACTTTTTTCATTATTCATTCCAATCGTCATCAACAAACTGATCATATCCTTGATCTGTGTCGACTTCTTCTAACTGTAGGTCATCTAATAGTAACTCGATATCTGCCCAATCTTTATTATCAATTGCAGATTCTAATCTTAAAATAATTTCTTCTTTGGTCATTATCTTTGCTCCACTAGTTGATACTATATATGGATAATCTGGTAATTCCAGAGCAGAAATATTCATTGTTTGCTCATCAAATTTATATGGCAAATTTAGTTGCATTATATTACCTCTTCAATTAAGTCTATAACTTCGTTATTATTTGGGAATCTTCCCAATTCTTTTTTGCTGAATATTAAGTGACCATTCAAAGTTACTTCAAATATTCCACCTGTTCCAGGAGTCAATTCAGCTTTAACTCCAAATTTATTTTCTATTGATTCTCTCAAACTGAGAGCCTGATTCAAATATCCTCAGGAAGTACAATATTTTATAGATAAATTCATTTTACTCCTCACTAAAATGCTCAATTAACCCTTCTACTTCATTTGGCTCTGGCATTCTTGCCATTTCTGTCCCATCAAAAATAATATAATTCTTATCTTTCGATTCATCATAAGCTGCAATCGTAAATTCAC